GGCGATGATTCAGTTCTGTTCAAAAGCAGGGTGCTGGCTCAGTTCCCTGATTCCTCCGATGATGCACTGATCCCGCTCTCATGGATGGACATTGCCCACCAGCGTTGGGACCAACTGACAGAGGATGATGAGTGGGGCACGGAGTCCTGGCTCGGGCTGGATGTGGCCAGGACCGGTGACAACACGGTTGCAGCACGGGCTTATGACTTCGGCATCAGAGACCTGCACCGGTTCCGGCATGCACCAGGGACGGAGACCGCAGGGTGGGCCATCCGCCTCTTCAAAGACCTTGGGTGCAGGTCAATCAGGGTGGACGCGGACGGGCTTGGCTCCACCATCTTTGACCTGATTGAGGAGTCCCTGAAGGAGAAGGCCTTTGAGATGCACTTCGGCGGCGCCACCAAAGACCCAGACCGGTTCTTCAACGCGAAGGCAGAATGGATGTGGCACATGAGGTGCCTCCTTGACCCATCCAGGGAGGGCGGGTCCATTGCTCTTCCGCGTGATGACCGGCTTGCCACACAGCTGACAGCATGCCGCTGGACCCAGGACAAGCGTGGGCGCATCCAGATGGAGCCCAAAGAAGACCTCAAGAAGCGGATTAAACACAGCCCAGATGAGATGGATGCTGTGGTTTACGCGCTTGCCAGGATGGAGTGGACCCATCAGGTGTCAGTGGACCCCGAGGTGGGTTATCGTGCCAGCCCGTGGGCAATCTGAAGCCCACCCCATTTTGAGGTGAGCGCATGGCATCCCGGCAGAGAACACTTCCCCCTGTACCGCGCAGGTCCGACATTGTTGGCGTGAGCGGAGTGGCCCACTACGGCACACGTTCCCGCATTGAGGATGAGTTCCACCACAACCTGCGGGGCGCTCTTGCGGTGAAGGTGTACCGGGAGATGCTGGACAACGAGCCCATCATTGGCGGGGCCAGGAATGTCATTGAGTGGGCCATCCGGCAGGTGCCGTGGGTGGTGCGTGAGGCGTCATCCCGTCCCATGTCCGTCAAGGCGGCTTACCTGCTTGAGACGTGTATGGAAGACATGGAGATGACGTGGACAGAGTTCATCTCTGACGCGCTCTCGCAGATTTGGTTTGGGTGGGCAGGCTTTGAGAAGGTGCTGAAGGTCCGCTCAGGTCCCAGCGCAGACCGGTCAAGGAACAGCGCCTATGATGACGGTTTGCTTGGATGGCGCGGATTCTTCCTGCGCTCACAAGAGACCTTGCGTGAGTGGGAATGGGATGATGAGGACAACGTCATCGGGTGGTGGCAGCAGGCTGTGAACCAGAACGCGCCAGTGTTTTTGCCCGCTGAGAAGATGGTTCACTTCAAGTTGATCTCCAACCGTGGGTCACCTGAGGGGCGATCCCTTCTGCGCAGCGTGTACCGCCCCTGGTACTTCATGAAGCGGATTCAGGAGCTTGAAGCCATCGGGATTGAGCGTGACGCCACCGGAATGATTGTCTTGCGGCTCCCTCTTTCATACTGGGACGGTGACCAGACCAAGCGCGACAAGTTTGACCGCATGGCACGGCTCATCAAGCGCAACGAGTATGAGGGCATTACTTTCCCGTCCTCACAAGACCGTGAAGGGAAGCCCACCGGGTTCAACATTGAGCAGATGGCAAGCGGAGGTCCGCGCCAAATCAGCCCACGCGAAGCCATCCGAGGTTACCAGCGTGAGATCGGGATCAACTTCAACACGCAGTTCCAGCAGCTTGGCTCTGACGGAGTTGGGTCCAACGCTCTGAGCCAGGACCAAACCAGCATGTTCCGCATGGGTCTGGGGTCTGTGCTGGCATCCATCCGTGACACGCTCAACCGTGACCCGGTGAATGAGATTCAGGAACTGAACGGCATCCCGGTGGAGGACAGGGCGTGGATTGACTTCGGTGACATGGAAAAGCCTGACCTCATCGGCTTTGCCAACGCCATGAAGACGCTGGTGGACGCCACCATCCTGACCCCTGATGACAAGATTGAGCGTCATGTGCGTGACCTGTTCAAGCTGCCCGTGCAGGATGGAAAGCCTGATGATGAGCAGGCTGATGACATGGAGACGGATGACGCTGAGTCTCTTGCGGAAGACTCCGTTGGTGAAGTGGAGGAAGCACCTGAGAGCGAGCAGGAGGATGCGGAGGAGTCCATTGGCAAGATGGCCGTACCTGCTGACGTGAGGAAAATTGCAGCCTCCATGCTGGAGAAGTGGCATGCGCTTCCACCAGGGAAGCGCACCAAGAGCGTGGTGGCATTGTCCAGGGCAAAGATGCTGGCACGCGGAGCCATACCGGAATCACAGGTCAAGGCCATGAAGTCTTTCCACGGCAACACCAAGAGCCCGAAGCAGGGGACGCTGAAGCACCAGCAATGGTTGGCCAATGGCGGGGAGGCAGGGCGCAAGTGGGTGCTGGGGTGAGCCACGAACATCCTGAGCCAGGATGGCCGGTGGACCCAGCAATGCGGCCACTGGTGCGCGCCTACATCAAGGCAACGGAAGGCATGCACCCGTACATTGATGAGGCGGTTCAGCTGTATGAGCGGCGCGGGTGGATGGACCCGGTGGCCATGGTGAAGAGCATTCCATGGGAGGACCAATGGGAAACTCCGCTCCGTGAGGCCTGGGAGCTTTCAGCAGCACGGGTGATGCGCAGGGCATGGTCTGGAGCAACCAAAGCCATCCGCAAGGACTTGGAGACCGAGGCTGTGCTCTCAGCCAAGGAGCAAGAAAGCCTCCTGTGGCTGGAAGACCATGGTGCCGTTCTGGCCAAGCAACTGACCAAGGCAAACCGCAAGGCCATCCGCGCTGTTCTGGAGCAGGCAATCAAGGAGGGGTGGGGCATGCGGAAGACGGCAGCCGCCATCAAGCCGTCCATCGGACTCCTGCCCACCCAGAACAAGGCTGTGTCCAACCGGCGCAAGAAACTGGAAGCGCAAGAGTGGAAGCCTGACCGCATTCAGTCTCACGTGGAGCGGTATGCCAAGAAGCTGCTGAAGCAACGTGCTGAGAACATTGCCCGCACGGAAACCATCAGAGCCATGAACGTGGGCCAGATGGAGGCCTGGAAGCAGCTTCAGCGAGACGGGTTCTTGCCGGATGACGTGAAGCACAAGTGGATTGTGGCCGGTGACGAGCGTATGTGTGAGTTCTGCATGGAGCTTGGTGATTCAGAGCCGGTGCCGCTCAAGGAAGGGTGGGAGTCCTCAGAATACGGCAACGTGAAGCACCCTCCGCTGCACCCGTCATGCAGGTGCTCAACCGGCATTGTGTGATGGTGTAAAGTCTCAGCATGTCATTCACCGCACGCCAGCGCTCTCCATCAGCGTTCACTTCCATCAAGAAGGACACCAACTCTCGTTTCCCAGATGGTGTGAGTGCTCTTGTTGGGGAGAAAAAGGACGGTACAAGGGAGTTTCAATCCTTCATCTTTGACCATGAAAAGTGGTCCAGGGACCAAGCCAAGGCATGGTTGAGGGAGCATGGATTCACATGCGCAGGCCTTGAGGTGGAAACCGGAAAGCACTTTGCAGGAATGAGTCTTGATGACTCATCCGGTGTGGATGCAGAAAAGATTGAGTTGCGCTGCCGTATCGCAAAGGTGGATGAGTACGAGAGGAAGATCTTTGGCTGGCTCTACGTGAGCCGCGCTGCTGACGGGACCCAGGTGGTGGACCACAGCGGGGAGATCATCTCCATCAAGACGCTGGAGCAAGCCTCATACAAGTATGTCCATGAGCACAGGAAGATGGGTGACATGCACCGCAAGAAGGACAACAAGGTCATTCAGTGCGGCCACCTGATTGAGTGCGTGGTGTTCACGCCAGAGAAGCGCGCGGCCATGATGCAGTCCCTCGGTCTTGGGAGTGACACCTTGGATGGTAAACTCCCAGACGGGATGTGGGTTGGATACCAGATCACGGACGCGGAAACGTGGGCTGACGTGCTGTCTGGCAAGAAACGGTCACTGAGTCTTGGTGGGCATGCGCAGAAGGTTCCAATCACACAAGGAGAATCACAGTCATGACTGAGCCAAAGAAGCCGCAAGCAGAACTCAAGAACCTTGTCATTGTGGAAGGTTCCCCGGTGGATGACGGAGACAACCCTCCCGCCAAGATTGCCATGCTGAAGGAGCGTCATCCTGGTGGGTGGCAACACAAGCAGCCAGAAGACACCAAGGACACCAAGAGCGAGGGGCTGTTCACGCGCCTGAAGAAGTGGGCCAGCACCAATGTGATCAAGGAAGGCTACGGAATGCCGCGCACGGTTGGGCAGATCATGGCCATGGACCAATTTCGGGACCAGTTCTGGAA